GGGAGGCTTCCAGAAATGGAAGGTGATATAGTCTAATCTATATAGTAATATATAGCAGTTCATAAGAGAACGCATATGAATTAGCGACTCATGTGGAATACAAATGAACAACAATGGCAATGGTACATAACAACAAAGAATTCCTTGATAAGGAATATAAGGAGTTATGTGCTGAAGAATGGGCTAAAGGAGGAAGCTTCTTCTGCTACAATAGTGATAATCCATCGTCTTTGGCAAGTTGTTGTAGAGTCTTGAATGAAATAAGTGATAATACTTTTAGTTCAACTACAGGAATGACTGGTATTATGACTGGTAGTTGTAATGTCATTACTCTTAATATCAATAGAATTGTTCAAGATTGGAGTAAAGAGTATAAAGAGTCTATGAATGGAACGGATTATGCTGATTTACATACTTTTTATGCTCCTCAGTCAGGATTTAAAGAATATCTTATAAATATACTTAAAAGAGTATATAAATATCATATTGCATTTAAAACAATGCTTTATGATTATGAAGACAAAGGAATGTTTACTGCTTCAAATGCAGGATATATCTATATGAAAAAACTATATAGTACCATAGGAGTAATTGGATATTTTGAAGCAGCAAAGTTTTTAGGAATAGAAACTTCTAACAATAAAGAATATAAGAAGTTTTTATCTATTATTTTAGGTACTATCAAAGAACAAAATAAGATACATTCAATTAATGATAAGAAAAGACCATTCTTATTCAATAGTGAATGTATTCCAGGAGAACAAACAGCCATTCGTTTCTATGATAAAGATAAGAAGGAAGGTTATTATGTTCCAGAAGACCAAAATCTATATAACTGTTACTTTTACAATCCTTGGGATAATACATCAGTGTTAGATAAACTAGCTCTTCATGGAAGAGATATAAACAAATTCAGTGATGGAGGACAAGCTTGTCATGTGAATTTGGATGCTCATTTGACTAAGGAGCAATATCTTAAGATACTGGATTTTGCATTAGCAAATGGCACAAATTATTTTACTTTCAACATCCCAATGAGTGAATGTAAGGATTGTGGTCATACAGTAAATTCACCAATAGATAAGTGTCCTATATGTGGCTCTAATAATATAAGGTATTGGACGCGAATAATTGGATACCTTACTGCCGTAGACAATTGGTCAAAAGGTAGACAGATAGAACAAAAGACTAGAGTCTACACCAAAGAAGAAGATATTAAACTCTAATTCAAATATAGAAAAGGAACAAACAAGCAGGGGTAGAAATACTCCTGCTTTTATTATATATTATGGAGACTAAACTTAAAGACCTGTTAAATAATTTAGGAAAGTTTACAAGCTCATCTTATAATAATAGCTATAAAATAGATTATTATGAACATGGAAATACTTGTATGTCTTATAACTCTTTAATAGGTGTATTTATTAAAGGAAAAGGTTATTTCTTCACAAGATATCATGACTATTCAAAAACAACACTTAAACATTGCAAAAAGTGGTGTGGTATGACAGTAAGTGAAAGAAGAAAGTTAATTAAATTGAACTCTTCAAAATACATTTCAGACTATGATTAAATATACAGAAACTCAAGTAACTTTTAGCGAAGTACCCGATGAGATAAGTTTATGTATCAATCTTAGTAATTGTTATCATAGATGTAAAGGATGCCATTCTCCACATTTGCAGGAAGATGTAGGAGAAGAACTTACTGTTGATAAGTTGCAGGAGCTTATTGACAAAAACAAAGGAATTACTTGTGTATGTTTTATGGGAGGAGATAATGATTTAATGAAGTTATATGAACTATCAACTACAGTACATAAATTTGGTTTGAAGACAGCTTGGTATACAGGATTGTATTTTGGCTTAGATAGTCTTGGGGATGTTGTTGTCAGACCAATAGTAACAAATTCGTTTGATTATATTAAAACTGGCCCCTATATAGAATCATTAGGGCCATTAAACAAAAAGACCACAAATCAAAGAATGTATAAGAAAATATCTAAAAAACCAGTTAAATTTGAAGACATAACTTATAAATTTTGGAAAGGAAATAATAATGATTGATGAGAATTCCGTAGTAAGATGTACAACAAATAAATTACCGAGATTTATTGAAGGGAATTTATACAGGGTAATAAGTAAAGACTTTGAACATACTGATGGATATAAATACTCAATAGTTAATGATGCAGGAGTACTTGAGTATTTTACTGAAGAAACAGTTAAAAATAATTTTACAGATAAGGATGTTCCAGATAAAATAACTTATTTTTCAAGTGCAAATGAAGAATCTGAGATTAAAGATAATGTAAACCATCCTTCACATTATACTTGGTTGAAAGATTTGTGTGGTGTAGAACCTATTGATATTTGCAGGCATCTTGATTTTGATTTGGGGAATACATTGAAATATATCTTAAGAGCAGGACATAAGAAAGATATTTCAATGACTGAAGGGGAAAAGACAATTGAAGATTTGAAAAAAGCAATATTCTATATTAATGATAAAATAGAAATGTTGGAAAATGAAATTAAAAACAAACAATAAATTTAGCAAATGGTTGTTTAAGTTAGCTTGTAAATTTGGGTATACTGCTTTTTATTTAGAACCTAAAACAGTATATATCACTCCAAGGAATTTTACAAAATTATCTTGTACAATAAAAGTACCAGAGAGTGAGTATATTGGACAAATTAAGAGTGAGTTTAGGCAAAGAGACTATATTAATTATGCACTTTATAATGAACTTGCTAAAAATGTGGTATTTAGAGACAATATTAAACTTACAAGCAAATTTAATCCAGAGGATAATACAACAACCGTTTATGCTAAACTATTTATTTTAAATAAGAAAGGATTAGAAGATTTTTATGAAAGATATTAAAGTTAAAATAAAGAAATTATATGAGGACAGTAAAGTACCTCAATATGCTACAGAAGGGAGTTCTGGAGTAGATTTATATGCTTATTTAGAAGGGTGTCAAAGTGTTATACTTAAACCTAATGAGCGTTGGTTATTTCCTACTGGAATAAGTATGGAAATACCAGTAGGATATGAAGGACAAGTAAGGCCAAGAAGTGGATTGGCAGTAAAGCATGGAATAACTGTTCTTAACACTCCAGGCACGATTAAATAAAAATTTGTAAATATCTAAAATAATTTGTATCTTTGCACAGTAAATATCTATTGTAAAATAAAGTATATTATGCAAAGTAAATTAGTTGAAGTTGTTTGTGCAGAATGTGGAAAGCACGAATTAGTATTTCCAAGTAGAGCTAAAAAATATGTATGTTGTAGTAGAAACTGCTTAGGAAAACATAATTCTAAGCGTTATAATTAGAAAGTTGAATTAGAATGTCCAATTTGTGGAAAGAAATATCTTGTTAAGAAAAGCCATATAAATAAACATAGAACGTGTGGTAATACAAGTTGTAGTAGTAAATGGCGTTCAATTAATAATACTGGAAAAGGTAATCCTAATTATAAAAGCGTTGCAGAAAAATTAAAAGAATGCGGTGTTCAAGATAATGATAAAGATTTACATAAACATATTGTAAAAGAATATTTTGGATTTGAAACTTTAAAGAGTCTTCCAAAGAATTATCATATACACCACAAAGACGCAAATCATTCAAACAATGATATACACAATTTAGTTTTACTTCCTAAAGATGCACATATGTTAATACATAGAATTTTTGGAAATGTATTAATTTCAGCATTGCATACGGGTAAATTATCAAGAGAATAGTTTTTTGACTTATGCAATAATGAACAAAAAGAATTTTATGAACAAATTATAGATTTAGATATTACGCGTCAAGTCGTGGTAAAACAGGGTGAATTGCTGGAAACTCCTGAAGAGGACAATCAGCAGCCAAGCGTTTATAGAAATATTTACGTGGGTTCAGAGACTAACAACCGAGTCCTAACAGATAATGCTGAGGACAGTAATGTTGACACGAGTGCCCTGCCTATCAATAATGATAGTGAAGATATAGTCCAAACTACATGTATAACAAAATGAAGATGTAGAAGTATAAGATAAAGAACTTATACGATAATAAAATTGAGACGCAGATTATAGAGGCGAAATAAAAGTATGTCTTTATAATACTTCTCCACTGCCTTACGTTATAAATCATGGAGATAGAATTGCACAAATGGTGTTTGCAAAGGTGGAGAAAGCTGAGTTTGAAGAAGTGAGTGAATTACAGTCAACTGATAGAGGTGATGGGGGATTTGGAAGCACAGGTGTTAAATGATAGTTTTATTAATAGTATGTCTTCTATTAATTACTTGTGAATTAGCTACAATATTTTATTATAGAAAGCTAAGATTTAAAGAAACAAACAACTATCACGATATAACTGAATTTAAGACAAAGATTAGTAAAACTGGACTTATATATGTGCCTTTCACTTGTAATGGAAAAGAACTTAATTTTTTATTGGATACAGGAAGTACTATTTCTTATATAGATGCCCAAACAGCTATTGAGTTAGGATGTAAATTCCAAAACTGTAATGAATCTGTTACTGGCTTAGGGGGAAATCAAGAAATAACGGAATATTGTGAGGTAAAACTTGAAACTCCTACAACTGTAACTGAAATAGAACTTCCTTTGGCTAACTTCAAACACGCTTTTTCTCAAATAGAGGAAGAAAGTGGTATTGAAATACACGGATTGCTTGGAAATAATTTCCTTCAAGCAAGTAAGTATGTTATAGACTACGATAAAATGATGGTATTTAAACCAAAACAAAAGGACAAATGATTTATTTGGTATCTGGACAACAAAGTCTTTTTGAATTAGATGGGATAAAAAATATCTCAGTAGAAGAGTCTATTGATAAAATAAGCAAGTGGCTTATGGTTCAATTTGATTCTGAAACTGATGGAAAGAATCCTCATCTTTGCAATTTGCTTTGTATTCAATTTGGAGATACTGAAGGTAGAGACCAAGTGGTAGTTGATACTACCACTGTCTCTCCTTTAAAGTATAAAGAATTGTTAGAGAATAAATATATAATAGGACATAATCTTAAATTTGACTTACAGTTTCTTTATAATTATGGTATTATACCAAGAAAGGTATATGATACTATGACTGTAGAGCAAGTACTGCATTTAGGGTTTCCTCCTGGACAAATATCTTATAGTCTTCAAGCAGTAGCCTTAAGAAGATTAAATAAAAATATAGATAAGTCTATAAGAGGCCAAATTATATGGAGAGGCCTAGATGAAAGTGTAATAAGATATGCTGCAAATGATGTAGTTCCTCTTTATGATATAATGCAATCTCAAATAAAAGAATGCAAAGAAAAAGAATGTTTAGTTGGAGCTAAACTAGAGTGTGATGTAGTACCTGCAATGGCTTATCTAGAATGGTGTGGAATAAAATTAGATGAAACAAAATGGAAAGCCAAGATGCAAAAAGACAAAGAGAATCTTGATAAGTCTTTGAAAGCTTTGAATGACTATTGTATATCAAATCCTAAATTACAAAAGTGGGTATATGTAGATAATCAGCTTGATTTATTTGCTGAATTTGACCCAACACCAAAGTTTAGAATAGATTGGCAAAAAGATGAAGCAAAGCAAGTATTTAAAGCTCTTGGATTCAATTTAGTTGCAGTTAGCAAAGTTACAAATAAAGAAGCTGACTCTGTGCAAGAGAAGAACCTTAAAACTCAAAAAGGAATAGATGATAAATTTTTAAGTTTATACTTTGATTATCAAGGATATTATAAACTTACTACTTCTTTTGGTCAAGGTCATTTGAACTTAATTAATCCTGTTACAGGAAGACTTCATACCAGTTATTGGCAAATAGGTACTTCAACTGGAAGAATGTCATCAGGCTCAGGTGAAGATACTGATTTAGCAAAGTATAAGAAACTAAAGGAAGTTAAAATGGTTAATATGCAACAACTTCCACATGATGAAGAAACCAGAGCATGTTTTGTTGCAGAAAAGGGAAATTTATTCTGTAGTTGTGATTATAGTGCTATGGAAGCAAGAATAGGTGCCGAAGTATATAATGAAAAGAAATTACTTGATGAATTCATTTATGGCTCAGGTGACTCTCATGCTGCTTATGCTAAAGCTGTGTTTTCTGAAGAACTAAAAGATATTGATACTAAGGATGTAAAAAGCAAAAGGCCTGATTTAAGAAATAAAGTGAAGAGTATTGAATTTGCTGTTCAATTTGGTTCGGATGGTACTGCTGTAGCTCCTCAATTAGGTATACCTGTTGAAGAAGCAAGAACATTAGTTACAAATCTGCTTAGTGGAATGACAGGTTTAGCGGCTTTTAAAATAAGAGGAAGCAAAGAAGTAAGAAATAAAGGATATGTCCTTATAATGAAAGATACTGGGCATAAACAATATTGGTGGGATTGGGAGGAATGGAAAAAAAGACAAGCTTCATTTACTCCAGAATTTTGGGAAGATTATAAATTAAATCATAAAGGAACAAATGATGATGTTGCTATAATGGTTAAAAATCATTTTAAAGCTGCATCTTCTTGGGATAGAGCTGCTTTAAACAGCCCAACACAAGGTGGAGGAGCCATTGTCCTTAAGACAGCTATAATAAATCTTTTTAACTGGGTTATAGATAACAATTATTTTAATAAAATATTGTTTTGTAATTTTACTCATGATGAAATCAATACTGAATTTCCAAAAGAATTGAAAGATACTTATCCAAATATAGTATCAAAAATAATGCAAGATGCAGCAGCTAAATTTTACCATAAATTGCCTATTCCAGCAGAAGCATCTGTTGGAGACCATTGGATACATTAAATTTAATTAATATGGATTTTAGTGAACTTAGAGTTGGACACAGACTTAAGTGTGTCAGAGAATATGAATTGTTACCTTTTAAGGTAGATACTGAATATGAAGTAGTCAATGTAAATGATGGAAGAGTTATTGTTTGTGAAGTAGGATATCCAGACAAAACTTATCCTCTTGACATATCAATATGTATGGATTACTTTGAATTTAGCCCCTCTGCTTCTCCAGTAGTAAGGGGCTTTGGAGTATATGCACAAAACAAAAATGTGGAAGAATTAGTGGATAATAAGGAGGAAGACAACAAAATAAAAGAAGTCTTATCTAAAGTTGAAGAGCTTTCTAAAGAAGATTTAACTACTTTTGACTTGTTATTAAAAGACTTTGGATTGAATTATCCTCTGATAGAATTGACAAGAGGTTTTGAGAATTTCAAAAAAGCTTGTTATTCAGATATGGCTGATGACCAATATTATGAAACATTAAAAAGCTGTCTATTGGAAATTTCAAAAATCTCTGTACAAACAATTTCTTGGATTGATGAAACAAAAGACTATGACGAAAGAATGGGAGAATGAAATTCCTCTATTTAATAGATATGGAAGTAAAGTGTTTTTAGAACATAAAGAAAACAATATCTATTATCTAAGAGGAGATGAAGAAGCTTTAATGGCAGTAGGAGTAACTTTTCATTATAACCTTAACAATATCACAGCTATAGATCCATCAGGAGGTCCTTATATCTCAATAGGGTCAAAAATCACTGAAGGTTATGTAGTAGAAAGTATTGAATCTACAAAAGAAGGTTTTAAAATTAAATTCAAAGAACAATGAGTTATTTTAAACCAACAAAGACTATTTATTTAAGTAATAATAGTGAAGAAATCAGGGGGAAACTCAAGGATTTGGGTTTCCATCTTTGTATTTGTACTGAATTTGAAAATAATCCTTGGCTATACTTTAATGGAATGTCAACTGACATTCATGGAGCTGGAGTAGGTCATAATGCAGGATTTAACCCACTTCCTATAAAAATATTAAAGGAAGAAATTATTAGTATAGCTAAGCAAGGAGAAAAAGTAATTATATGTAACTCAGTAGAAGATTTTGTAAAAGAAATAAACATATACAAAAATGAGATTAATCCAAACAAAGAATGCCAGTGCGAATTACTTGGCGAAGGTTGTTGAGATAAAGGAATTTTTTCCACATCCTAATCCAGAAGTAACCAAGCTTAAGGTATGTAAAGTAGATGGTTACAATATGATTGTAGGCATTAATGAGAAGGAAGGTGTATATATTTATTTTCCTGCTCTTAGCCAAATTAATTCTAATTTACTATCTTATGCAAATCTATATAGACATGGTAACTTAAACTCAAATCCAGAGAAAACAGGATTCTTTGAAGACAATGGAAGAGTAAAGGCAATAAAACTTAAGGGAATGGTATCTGAAGGTTTTTTATTGCCTTTTGAAGTTCTTCAGAACTGGTTAATGGATTCTGTAAATAAGAAAATTGACGACAAGGAATCTTGTATAAATAAAGAGTTTGATGCTGTAGAACATAATGGTAAAGAGATTTGGATTAACAAGAAGTATATCATAATTGAGCAAAGAACTCATGGTTCAAATGAACCTAAAGAAAGGGCCAACGTAAAGAAATATGATAAACTTGTTGAAGGACAGTTTAGATTCCATTATGACACAGAGCAGCTAAGAAAGAATCCTTATGCAATCCAAAAAGATGATATTATTCATATTAGTAGTAAGTTTCATGGTACATCTGCAATTTCTGCAAATGTTATATGTAAGTTTCCTAAGTCTTGGATAGATAAGATTGTATGCAGAATTCACAATTTGTTTAATAAAGAAAATAAGATTGCAGATGTAAACAATAACTATAGGTATGATAATGTCTATGCTTCAAGAACTGTTGTAAAGAATAAATATTATAATAAGTCTGTAGGTCCTGGATATTATAATTGCGATGTATGGGGAGAAGCTAATAAAATCCTCATTCCATTAATTCCAAAAGGTTATAGTTTGTATTATGAGATAGTAGGATTCCTTCCTACTGGAGGTTATATACAAAAAGATTATGATTATGGATGCATATCTCCAGAAGAGGGAGAAGAATATACCATAAACAAGCACTTTAGGATAATAGTATACAGAATTACCATTACTAACGCTGATGGTAAAGTATTTGAATTATCTCCAAAGGAAGTGCAATATTGGTGTAAAAACAATGGTTTAGAGCCTGTTATTGAACTATATTATGGAAAAGCATCAGACCTTTATCCAGATATTAAGGATTCTGAGAATTGGAATGATGCATTCATAGACAAATTAGCAGATGACAAAAACTTCTATATGGAACTTGATTCTCCTGATTGTAAGAATAAAGTACCTCATGAAGGTATAGTGATTAAAGTAGATAATATGACACCTAATGCAGTTAAACTTAAGACCTTTAGATTTCTTGGAAAAGAAAGTGAAGAGCTTGATAAAGGAATTGCAAACATTGAAGACAATAACTAATGGAAAACTTTGATTTAGGAAAATTAGACATTAATGGCAAGAGACAGATTCTTGTCTTACAAGGTGTGCCAGCATCTGGTAAAAGCACTTTTGCTAGAGAGTTGGCTACTGAGCATACCAATTGGGTGATAGTCAATAGGGACTCTATGCGTAAAGCTAGGGGTACTTATTGGCTACCAAGCCAAGAAAAGTATATAGATAGATTAGAAGCATATGCTGTTATGTCTGCATTAGATTATGACCTAAATGTTATTATAGATGCAACTAATCTTAATCCAAAAGCCATAGAAGAATGGAATAGAATTGCTGGTATGTATGCTGCTGATATAGAATTTAAACTGTTTAAAATCTCTTATAAAGAGGCTCTTGAAAGAGATAACAATAGGGAAGATAAGGTTGGAGAAAAGGTAATGAGGAAATTCTTTAGAGCTTATTTTCCAGAACTTCTATATAATTATACAGATGACAGAATTATAGCATTGCCAAGTTCAGGTAAGGAAAGCATCATCTTATGTGATATAGATGGTACTATAGCATTACATAATGGTAGAAGTCCTTTTGACTATGACAAAGCATCAGAAGATACTTTTGACCCTAGAATGAAGGTTTTTCTTAATAGTCTTTCACAATGCTATAAGATAATCTTCTTTTCAGGAAGAAGTGAAGATTCTCGTGATGTTACTCATAAGTGGTTGGAAGACAATGGTTTTGGAGAACATCAACTTTATATGAGGAAACACAATGACTATAGGTCTGATGATATTGTAAAGAAGGAAATGTATTTTGAATACATACAACCTAAATATAATGTAGTGTGTGTATTTGATGACAGAGATAAAGTAGTGAAAATGTGGAGAGATTTAGGTATCTTATGTTGTCAAGTTTATTATGGTGACTTTTAATAATAAAGCCCTCTATATGAGGGCTTTTTAAATTAAAATATAAAAATGAAGAAAAAATGCAATAAAATAAGTAATGTTATTTGGTTTATTTTAGTACTTTTGCTGTTGTGGATGATAATTACGTCTACAATAGTAAGATTTAAGAATCCTAAATTAACAGAAACTGAATTATTATTGAGGATACCTAAGAGTTT